GTTTGGTCTTGAGTACGCAACATATGGTGAACAACACAAAGAGATCTACGATACTGAGACCTCTGAGCGTTCGTTCGAAGAAGAAACAAAACTGTCTGGCTTCTCCGCTGCACCAGTCAAAAACGAAGGTTCTGCTATCGCTTATGACAATGCTCAAGAGGCTTTCACAGCTCGCTATAACCACGAAACCATCGCCCTTGGCTTCTCCCTCACGGAAGAGGCAATCGAGGACAACTTGTATGACAGCCTATCGGCTCGTTATACCAAGGCATTGGCTCGTGCTATGGCATACACCAAGCAAACTAAGGCAGCTTCCGTTCTAAACAACGGTTTCTCTGCTGGCGTATATGCTGGTGGTGACGGTGTGGCTTTATTTAGCACATCCCACCCACTGGTTTCTGGTGGTGTAAACAGCAATACTCAATCTACCCCTGCTGACTTGAATGAGACTTCCTTGGAAGCCGCAGTTATTCAGATCGCTGCATGGACAGACGAGCGTGGCTTGTTAATTGCTGCTAAACCTAAGAAGTTAGTCGTTCCACCTGCACTCCAGTTCGTTGCTACCCGTCTCTTAGAGACTCAGCTTCGTGTTGGTACTGCTGACAACGACATCAACGCTATCGTAAACAACGGTTCGATCCCAGAAGGTTATACAGTTAATAACTACCTGACCGATTCCAATGCTTACTTCCTCTGTACTGATGTTCCTAATGGCATGAAGCACTTTATTCGTTCCCCATTAGCAAACAGCATGGACGGAGACTTCGATACTGGTAACGTCCGTTACAAGTCTCGTGAGCGTTATTCCTTTGGATTCTCGGATCCACTAGGAATGTTTGGTTCGCCAGGCGCATAAAGAAGAGGGGAGCCAAAAACTCCCCTTTTTTGTTTTATTTGTAGTAAGATTTACAAAACTGGGAAACCAGCTTATTAAACTGCCCCAGCAGACGCATACACGATTAATAGGCTTACTTTGTATGGAGAATTAAAATGGCACGTACCACATTTCAAGGTCCAATTCGTTCATTGGGCGGCATTTATCAACAAGGTCCAGCTACTATTGTTGAAATTACAACCAGCACTACCCTAAGCCCAGAGGCTCATGGTGGACGTATTATCTCTATAGGTGGTTCTTTAGCGGCTGCTTTAACTTTAACTTTACCAACCATTAACGCCTCAGCCAATCCAGTCACATCTGGTCCTGGTCAAGATCCAAGCACCGCCAATAATGAAGGCGTGATGTACACCATCTGGGTTCCAACCACAATCTCTACTTCTTCTTTAAAGATTGGTACGGACGGCACAGACAAGTATGTAGGCGCTGTATTGTCTATTGACACCGACACTTCTGGCGCAGCCGTTGGCTTCGTTGCTGGTGCAAGTGATGACTTTATTAACTTTAACGGCACAACTACTGGTGGAGTTGCGGGTACATTTGTACAGATCTACGCAATTGCTGCATTAAAGTATATGGTTACAGGTACAGTTCTAGGTTCTGGTACTGTTGCTACTCCGTTTGCTACTTCTTAATTAATCTGGCGGACTAGGGAAAACCCTAGTCTACTCAACATCTTAGGAGATTAATTATGGGTATGCAATATGATGTAAAACAAGGACACTTAAACGAAAGTGGTTTCTTTGTTCTTGGACGCAACCGTGTCAAGGCTGTTTCTTTCTTTGGTGGCGGTGGAACTTTAGTGTTATTTGACACAACTTCTGCTCCTGTATCTTCTAGTGTTACTTATGCACAAAGTGGTACAACCGTAACCGTAAGTAAAACATCTCATGGTCTAGTTACAGGTGATAGGGTTGGCATCCACTTTGACGCAAATACAGGCGTATCCGCAACGGACGGCAATTATTCTATTACTAGAGTAGATGCAAATTCGTTTACATTAACTGACATTAACTCACGCACAATCACAAGTACTGCGGCTATATATGTTAGCGGGGTGAATCGTTGGTTAATGACTTATGAAACGCACTCAACGGACGAGTTCCAAAACGCTCCGCTTATTCCTGGTGAAGGCGTGTTAGCAACTAATGGGATTTATGCGTATATGAGTGCCATAGATTCAGCACAGATTTATTATGGCTAAGAAAACCCCATCCCTGTCTATTGGGCGTGGCGAAAAGTTACCAGTCTCAAAAGGGGCTGGGCTTACTGCCAAGGGTCGGGCTAAATATAATGCTGCTACTGGATCAAACCTCAAAGCTCCTCAACCCCAAGGCGGTGCAAGAAAGAAGTCATTCTGCGCCCGTATGTCTGGGATGCCAGGACCTATGAAAGATGAAAAAGGTAAACCAACCCGCAAAGCTGCGGCACTGAAGAGATGGAAATGTTGAATATGTTGGAACTTTGGACTGGTGGGTTAACCATATTTGTAGCGTTGATTGGATACATCATGCATGAGAAGTTCAACGAATTAAAACGGATTGATATTTTATTAAACAAAACCCGTGAGGAGGTAGCACGTGATAACGTCACTAAAGCAGAAGTTGACCGCATTGTTGAACACATGGACGCAAGGTTTAACAAACTTGAAGACAAAATTGACCAACTTATTAAAAGGTAAATGACATGAAAAAGATGAATCCAGGAATGATGGCTATGATGGCTAAAAAGAAGACTATGAAGATGGCCGATGGCGGTATGCCTATGGTTATGAAAGACGGCAAAAAAGTACCAGCATTTGCTGCTGATGGTGTAGGCAAAATGAAGCACGGTGGTAAGGTTCATTCAGACATGGCTAAAGACAAACCAATGATGAAGAAGGTTGCTGCTAAAGCCGTTAAAGGTCACGAGAAAAAGTTGCACGGCATGGCTAAAGGCGGCGGCATTGAGGCCAAAGGCAAAACCAAAGGCACAATGATTAAGATGAAATCAGGCGGGAAGGCCTGCTGATATGAAAAAGAAAATTCGTAAATTTCAAGATGGTGGTATATCGGATGAAAATTTTACGCCTGAGCAATTAAAGTTTTTGGGCGGAGCAGACCGTACTGACCCATACATTTTGGCTCGTATGCGTAAAGCTGCTCCTGATGCGCCAAAAGCTACTAAGGTAGATACTAAAGTTGATTCTGGCGAGTTGCTCGATGAGACTGGTGAAAAGTCAAAGATCCGCCGCAATACAGAAACTGGCGATCTTTATGACACAGAATCTAGCTTTAAGCAAATAATTAAAAATTCACCTGTAACGGAAGAAAAAAAACCTGTTGCTGTGAAAAAAGAAAAAAAAGAAGTTGTTGTAGAGAAAGAAGAGCCAAAGAAAGCGGTTGTTAGTGATGTAACCAATCAAAAGAAGAAATCTTCTGACGCAGAACCCTCCTTTTTCCGTGGCACAAAAGGCTACAACTTATCAGACGTCACAGGTAAAATAAAAAGCATGCTTCCAGAGGGAAGTGATAGGCGCACTGAAAAGCAAAAGGCAGCTGGAGAAGAGCCATCCTTTTTGCGCGGAACTAAAGGATATAGCTTATCGGACTTTACAAAAGGCGGATCTAAAAAAGATCCTGCGTATAGCGATGCTGGATACAAAAAAGGCGGTAAAGTATCTTCTGCCTCTAAACGGGCTGATGGTATTGCTCAACGTGGGAAGACTAGAGCGTAATGCCAATAGAGCCTATTGACCCTTCTAAAAAAGTTGGCGGTAATGGGAATGAGAAATATAAACCTCCCAAGGAAAAGTTTGGGCCTAGCGAGTACGATAAAAAAGCAGAAAAAGTGAAACAAGATAACGAAAAAGCTAAGGCTGAAGCAAATAAAATGGCAGAAGAGCAAAGAGCTAAAGCTAAAGCTGAAAGCCCACGCACCTACACCGAAAGACTGCAAGATATGGGAAGACTACCAAAGCCTACTGGTGGCGGTGGCGGTGGTGATTTTACTGGTATGAAGGGTCTAGATAAGCCGTTTAAAGCTGGTGGTAAAGTTTCTAAAGCATTAAAAAGTGCTGGTTTTTATGCAAAAGGCACAACTAAGTCAGAACGAGAAAAGATTGTCAGTAAAGCAACAACTAAACCCCAGAGAATATCTATGGTTGAGAAACTATTTTCAGCTAAGAAGATGAAAACTGGTGGCATGGCTTCTAAACGTGCTGATGGTATTGCTATTAGAGGAAGGACAAGAGCTTGAGACCAAGTCGTGGCATGGGCGCCATAATGCCTACTAAGATGCCAGGTAAGAAAACGATCAAACGCAAGGACAATCCAGAGGATGTGGAGATGTTTGCGGGTGGTGGACTCTATGCCAATATCGCTGCCAAGAAACGCAGGATAGCTTCTGGGTCAGGCGAGAAGATGCGTAGTGCTGGTGCTAAAGGCGCACCTAAGAAGGGTGATTTTGCAAATGCTGCTAAAACGGCTCAATACAAAGAGGGTGGTACGGTTAATAAAGCTGGTAACTATACGCAACCTGGTATGCGTAAGGCTTTATTTAATAGTATTAAAGCATCGGCTACGCATGGTACGGCAGCGGGTCAATGGTCAGCGAGAAAAGCTCAGCTCCTAGCTAAACGTTATAAAGAAAAAGGCGGCGGGTACAAGTGAAATGGTCAGACAAACGCAAAAAGTCGATCAACTGCGACAGCCCAAAGGGGTTCTCGGAGAAGGCTCATTGCGCCAGCAAAAAGAAGAAGATGGCAGGGGGTGGTTTAGCAAAATCACAGCAATCTTTAAAATCTTGGGGAGACCAAGACTGGCAGACCAAGTCAGGCAAGAAGTCGTCCGAGACGGGCGAGAGATACCTGCCAAAGAAAGCAATACAAGCGTTAAGCCCAAGCGAGTACGCAGCAACAACACGAGCAAAACGGGCGGGAAAAGCAGCTGGGAAACAGTTTGTTCCGCAGCCCAAAGGAATAAAAGCAAAAGTAAAACCATATAGGAAGATATGAGCACTTCTGGAACCGTAGCTTTTAATTTAGACCTTAATAACCTCATTGAAGAGGCATTTGAGCGTTGTGGTGCCGAGCTTCGTACTGGTTACGATATGCGGACTGCCCGCAGGTCTTTGAACCTTTTGACGATTGAATGGGCTAACCGTGGTATTAACCTATGGACGATTGAGCAAGGTCAGATTCTGTTTACTACAGGACAAGGCTTATACCCAATGCCCGTAGACACCATTGACATCTTAGATGCGGTAATACGTCAGAATAACGGTGTCCAGTCTAATCAAGTTGACATTAATATTAGTCGTATTTCAGAGTCTACTTGGGCAACAATACCTAATAAGTTAACCACTGGACGCCCTATTCAGATGTGGTTTAACCGCCAGTCTGGGCAGTCCAATACGTCTTTAGCAACCCTAGCTAGTACGATTACTTCGACAGCTACGACAATCCCAGTTTCTAACGCTAGTTACTTAGCAACCACAGGCTTTATTAAGATTGACTCTGAAGTCATGAGTTACTCAAATGTAACGGGTAATAGTCTAATTAATGTAAATCGTGGACAAAACGGTACGACTGCTGCGGCACACACCGCCGCTGCGCCTATTACAGTTCAAAACTTGCCTGCTGTAAATGTCTGGCCCACCCCTGATGCTGGCGGTGGTCCGTATACCTTTGTCTATTGGAGACTACGTAGAGTCCAAG